CTGTATGATCTCTTTCGAGTGCTTCTCCAGCAGTCATCAAAGATCTCATGCTTGGCATAATTTCAAGATTGAGAACAGCGGTTTTTAACTCTTCGCGTTCTTCTTTTGTTAGTTTTACTTTTTGATCCTTCAGATGACTGTCGAAGAATTTAAAATATCTCTCGACAGTTTCTTCCCAAGATTCTCTACGATTCTCTTCCTCCAACCAACGGGAGTAACGGGAAAGGTGAATAAAATCTTGATAAAGTGTTGGTAATTTCATTAATATACATCTCCTAAAGTGATATTGTATCACACTATATGTTTTTGTCAATTCTCAGGTACGGTATTTAGCTATCAAAAACTTCCACCATCTAATTCAGACACTACTGCTGTTGATGTGGAAGATAAAATATCCACAGTGATATTATTTTTATTTGTTGTTAATTCTACATTTCCTGTAAAATTTATCGAACGGGCTGCTTTAGCAACCTTTTGTCCATTTTTATAAACAGTAACATTGCCACCGCCGCCACCCTGTGCAGCAGCAGAATTTACTTGATCTGCTATTTTAGTCAGATATGTTTGGTCTAGTGCTAGTGTAGAGTTATCCAATTTAAGTGGATAAGTTGCAGAGACAATTCCTATATCTCCCTTTTCTCCTTTTACCCCTTGGATGCCTTTAGCACCGGCTTTACCAGCTTTTCCTGTGCTTCCAACAAGTCCTTGAATTCCTTGTATTCCTTGTATACCCTGAATACCTTGTAATCCAGGAACTCCCGGTTCTCCTGTATCTCCCTTATCGCCCTTTTCTCCTTTAGGACCAGAAACACCCATTTGCCCGGATACACCAGTTGATCCAATAGGCCCTTGTGGCCCAACATCTCCCTTTGCGCCATCATTTCCATTCTTACCGTCTTTTCCTGGCATTCCAATTGGACCAATTGATCCCGTAAGTCCACGATCTCCTTGATCGCCTTTAGTGCCGCTATTGCCTTGTAGCCCATCGAGTCCCCTTTCTCCGGGTTCCCCTTTCGGGCCGGATGGTCCTAGATCACCGCGTTCTCCTTTTTCTCCGCGTTCACCGATGAAGCCACGATCACCACGATCACCCTTTTCTCCCTTTGTTGGTACTTGTGTTGTTACAGGTACATGAACAGTTTGTTCTAGTAATACGGGAGTCACTTCAATTTCTGGCACAAACTCTATAGGCGTATGTATATTAACAAATTCAAATAACTTATCAATTTGCTTTTCTTTGGCTATACCACCAACTATTTTTAGAATAAAAGAATTAGATTCGTCTATGAAATAAAATTCTCCGATACCATTCAGTTTTACTGTATATTCAGGAAATCCAGACTCTATTAGAGTATTGTACAGATCATCCTTGATATGGGTATAGATCCCCGTCTTAGCCTCACCCAAATCAACAGTTAAGCGTAAACTCTCCCCATAGCGGGACACTCCACCGGACAGCTTAGCAAGGAGCCTAGTGGGTTCTGGGACATTATACGAGGAGAACGCAGTGATCATATGTGATTATTTAGTAGTTAATGCTAACCAAGAAACTGGGTATAGGGGTTGAATCGTGTCATAAATTGCTTGTGCATATTGGCGCACTTCCCATTGTGCATGAGGATCTATACGCTGTGAGTACACTCTAGCATATGCAGAAAGAGAGCCAGTCCACCACCATTGAGTATATGTACCCTGCGGAAGAACAGAACGAGCCTGTTCTGGTGCAACACCCCTTTTAAGCAGTTCTTCATAAGTCTGAAGAGCATCTTTAGCGGTTATTTCATAATTACGATTCACCGTATTGTATGAATCGTCAATTGGCATAAAATCCTCAGATCCTTGCTTTGCTCCGTTTGTTGGTTTTCCACGCCAACGAGGTACATAAATTTCTGGCATATCTGCAACATAACGACGAGAAATTTCATTCTCAACAAACCCAACCTTGTGTTTGAAAAGTTGAGTGCGAATGAATATTGGGGCTTTGATTCTTAATGTTATTTGGGGATGAGCAAATGGAGTCCAATGCTTATGCTTTGCCAAATAATTTATTAATTTGCCATCTCTCTCGTCAAACGCTGTGCTTTCAGAATTGAAAGACACTCTTGCTGCATTTACTACAGTAAGATCGCTTCCCATGTGCATGACATATTGAACAAACCCCTTATCAAGAACATCAATCTTTGTCTTTTCCATTTTGTTCCTCATCACCAAATTTAAATTCCACACCATCAATTTGCACATAATCCATTGCATAATCTCTAGCGCGTTTCCACATTTCGGGATCTATTTCTTTAATATATTCTGCAAATCTTATGCCAAATTCAGCAATTGCTTCTGTTGTTATGATCCATGCTTGTTGCTCTTCACTTAAGCCGTCGAATTCGATTTCAATGTCTCCCAAGTCAACAACTTCTGAATCTTCGTTTGATTCTTCGATGTAGCTTGTTGGGAACTGTGAAGTTTCTTCCGAATCATCTGATTCAATCTCGTCTTCGTCTTCATAATATTCATCCTCGTGTTCGTCTTTGTAATCTGACATATTAGACCTTCTTCCATTTGGTGAGTCTGAACATTGCTTCCGGACCAGAATATGTGTTATGATCTATAAGTTTCTTGATTTCGTTTGAAGTTCTTCCACGCAAAATCATATCATTCACATCTTTACCAGTTATACTATCTGGCCAGATACACACAGTCTTACCAGTATTTATTAATTTGTGATATTGCTGAACCACATGTTTGTTTCGTGGTTCATTATCTAGCACATAAATCAATTTGGTTTTTGCAAACAGACTGGTATCTATTTCATGATTCATACCAAGGATTGCTATTCCATTTGGTATAAACAACGAATCTAATGGTCCTTCTAGAACATATACAATAGAATTCAGATCCACCTGATCGACACCAAAACACAACTTCTCATTTTCATCAAATTTGATAGTAACATACCGAAGTGCGTTATTATCCAATGCTCTACCCTGAAACCCTATGAGTTCCTTGTTGCGATTTAAAATTGGAATTATGAGTCTAGGCTCTTCTCCAACATCTTTATCTACCAATTTCTTAACAAATTCTGAGAAGTTTTCTGCATAATATAAAGTATTCCATAATTGTTGTGGAATTTTTCTTTTTATGACATACTGCTTGCACAGATGATCTGTATCCAAACTGCTAACAGTTGGTAGATTTATTCTTTTCGCAAACTTAGGGGCTTCGATCTTTATCTCAGGCTTCTTATAGTTGGAATGTCCGTTTTCTCCGGACTTCCACCGTTCAAGAGAATACTCCCTGCAGAGTGCAGGGGATACTGTCTCCAAGAACCTATAGATGTTGGTAGAAGCACTACAGTTGTGGCATCTATAGAACATATCATTGTTCTTTGAATAAAAATACCCTCTTGCTCTAGTTTTATTCCTTTCAGAATCTCCACAGATAGGACAACGGCAATTAGCTAGTGTCTCACCCTTCCACTTGAACATATCAAGAGAAGAAGAAACAAGATTGATGTATTTTTTATCAATGATTAATGACATGTTTAGTTACTTAGTAAAGCTTGTTCTGCCCATTCTTTCCACTCTGGGAAATCTTCATCGCGTATTGCCGGCAAAGCAGCCATGCGCTGTTCGAATGTGCGGACATCATCTTCTTTAATAAATTGTAGTTGCTTATATTCATTCATTTGTTTTATCCTCAAATTGCCAAGACTTTACCTTATCTCCATAACCCTTACGCTTAAACTTATTACCAAATCCCTGTTCTTTCTTTACCACTTCATTTTCTGCTCCTGCACCAATCAATCCTACCTGAGCAGATTCATCTATATTGAACAGTTTCATCTTTGATCGATTGATTCCTATCATAAACTTTCGATTAGATGCCAAATCGTTATATCGATTCTTCAACTGCTTCACCATTACCTGATTCATCTGATCTAGTTCTTCTGTTCGAATCAAAGCAAACATGAAATCTGCAGTTTGTGGCAATCCAAACGACTCTGATGTATTTTCCAATCCAAGATCTGTATTAGTATATCCATCTCGGTTCGTTTGTGTAGCAGAGAAAATTGGAACATTCTGTTCTACTGCAAGTCCCCGCAATTCTTCTGCAATACCCTTGATGTAAGTGTATGAATTCACTACTGCTGCTTTGAATCGACTAGACGAGCATATGTTCAGATAATCAATAAAGATGATATCTGGAATAAACTTTCGCTTCAGTTTCAGTTCATCTAGTAGATGTCTAAAGTGATTCACATTTGCTGTGCCAGTTGGATACTCCTTGATAATCAACTTACCCAACACACCTCTAGTTGCATTGAACAACTTCTTGGCGTACATATCTTTAGTAAACAATTTCAAATCATCAAGAGTTGTATCCATGATGTTTGCATCAATGCGTTCAGCGATACGCTCTTCTGCCATTTCACATGTGATATACAACACATTCTTATTCTGCATCATACAATTAGCTGCATGATGACACAAGAACAGAGACTTACCTACTCCGGTTCCTGCAATAACAATATTCAATGTTTTTTGTGGAGTACCATTATTTGTGATCTGATTCATATACTCAAGATCGAATGGAATCTTCTTCTCTACTGTGTGGTAGAAATCATATCGCTTTTCAGCATCTTTCAGATAATCATGCCCAACATTACTATCAAAAGAAACTGCTAAAGCATCTGATAGAATAGAAGGTAAAGATGTGGTAGTCTTGTTACTAGACTTACCTTCAATGATATGAATGGATTCCAAAATGGCATTGTATACTGCTTTGTCTTTACAAAACTTTTCAGTTTCGTGCAACAACCAAGCATCATCCTGTTTCGTTGTTACATCAAATGCGCCAATATTGTTACTAATTGTTTCAAATTCGGTTTGAGTCAAATCTGTGCGATTAGAGATAGCAATCTTGATTGCATCTTGACTAGGCAATCCATTGTATGTAATAAAGAAGTCCTGAATAGAACGAAAAATTGCTTTATCGTTTCTTTCTTGAAAGTATTCTTCTTTTATGAATGGTAGAACTCGTCTAACATATATTTCATTTGTTAGTAAGTTCTCCAATATGATTTTTTCTATACTCATTCAGTTGGCTCATCGAGGTCATCCGAAACAGTCTCATCACCGGCAGACTGCATACCGTACTTGAATTCTTGACTCGCAGCGTCTTCAAGTCGAACCATTACCGCATCTGTGAAATACTTTTCTGGATTTTCTCGTATGTTCTTCTCAAACGCAGTCTTTCCATCAGGCAATTCGATGCGAGTGGAGACTTTCTTGAAAATACCATACTTGATAGCCAAATCAACCAACCCGTAATAACGATCCAATCCACTGTCATATCGTAACATGACATCAACCATCTTGTTTTCTTTGGTAATTCTACCCTTATACAGTTTGCAGTGTATCACATTTCCTACTACACTACCATCACTATCTTTCTCTTTTCTCTTGGAGAGATATACAATCGTGGATGCAGCATACTTAAGACCAGATCCACCACCCATCTCTTTCGTTGGATACATGGAACCAATGATATCGTATGTGTGGTTTGTCATGATCAATGGCACATTTGCTTTGCCAAGTTTGAGAGTCAATACTCTAAAGGTGGCTTTAATTACCTGTGCGCGAGTCATGTCCTTGGTTGTCTTACCTTCAGCAGTATCTGCCATTTCCTTATTAGTAGATAACATACCAAGACTATCCAAGACAATCATCATTGGTTTCTTTTCCTTTTGAGAAAGAGCCAAATACGAATCCAAGATAGTAACTGCTTGGTGTCTGAATTCTTCTACTGTGTTTACTGGAAATACTGCGATGCGGTTAGGATCAATGCCTCGATCCTTAAACATAGAACTAGTAACTGCTTGTTCTGTGTCGAAGTAAAGTACTGCACCATCAGGGAAGTCCTGCAGGAACTGTCCAACAATTCCTAATGTGAAATAAGTTTTGCCAGTTGCACTTTCGCCAGCAATAGCCATGATCTTATTATCAGGCATCCCACCATACAAAGAGCCAGAAAGAAGAGCATTAAAAGAATAGCTCCCTGTATCCACGAATCCCTTGATGTCACTACCTTCAATGCCGTCTTCAACGATGCTTGCGAATTCATTTTTAGACTCTTTTATAATGTTTTTTAGAAAACTCATAATATCTCCTTTATTTCTTTCAATGTCGTTTCTATGTCAGCGATTTGATTTGTTATCTTTTCCAATGTAGTCAAATCAATATATTTCAAATCACCCTTTATTTGAAACTTAAGATCTTTGTGTTTTGTTCTAAGACAAGTATCAATGGTGTCTTTTGCAAGCTGACTTAATTCTTTTTTCTGCATAATATTTTTACCATTTCAAAACTTAATAAACCGAAAGTGGCACCAATGAAAGTAAAAAACAAAGTAGCAATTATTACAGAATCTATCATATGAATAAACTTTCTAAACTACTCGTCTCTTTGATTTTCCATTTCATGGTATGTAGAATGATTGTTAGTGGTTCTACAAAACTCTTTTCGAACTGTGAATTGTAATCTATAAACCTGTGTAAGTCAAGTTCTTTAGGTAAAGTACTGATAAAAGAAACGACATTCTCCCCAAGAGGATTTGGTTCTTTTAGATACACATACTTCACCTTTTCTCCTGCTTTGATCAATTGATATTTCTTTGTCAATTTGTTCTTCTTCACATAATGATTATACAACAATGCACCCCGGACATGGATTGGTGTAGATTTTCGGTATATATTGGAAGAATCTGCATACTCTAACATCCCATTACATCCACGGGGAAATGCAATCACTTCCGGATCTTTACTAAAGAACTCTTTGCGAAAAGTATCAACAAATTCTCTAAGAGATGCTTCGTTACCATTCATGATTATGTAAATGGCTTTAGTCAGTGCTTCTCTTACAATCTGAGGAGTGGAAGATCTACTGGTTTCGATTCCCATTATCTTCATTTCTGGCTTGTCAAGAAGAACATCGTCTTCTGCCATATACACATTAAGCATATAGCGTTTCTTAGCAGTCCATATTCCCTTGTTGGATATGGATTCTCGCTTCATGTGCATCTTTTGGGAATATGCATTCATCAAGGTGGCAAGTTCCTTGTACTTCGATTCAATGAATGGATCGATTATATCCTTGCAAGATTTGTCCAAGAACTTTACAATCTTGTGATTGTCTGCATTTGGCATAACCTTCTGAACGAGTTTATCCAAACAGATATAAACAGAATCGGTATCGGATGCTATAACAAAATCACATCCGGTTGTACCAATGGTGGTGTTTAGGAATGTGTTGAGCGATCTTTCAATCCAACGGATTGCCAGTTGACCGGACACGGTAATGGCTTCTGCTAGATCAAGATCATAGTAACGGAAATATTGATTTCCAATAGCACCGAACGCGCTGTTCAATTGAATCTTACGAACCAATTGAAAATTGTGAAACTTGGAGATGTTGTTCTTAAGAGTTTTGATTTGTTCTTTACTAGCAGAAGAATCTAGATTCTTCAACTCTGCTTTGCACTGCAACATCTTGTTCTTGTACATTTTCCGTTCTTCGTACATTGTCTCCATCAAAGCAGGGAGAAATCCACGAACATCTCTGCGAAATGTGATACCATTTGCAGCAACAGATTCGTTTCTTAGTTTAGCATTACGGAAAATTTCAAGACAGTCCATGAAAGATGTTATGGGTTTATCATCTTCTCTGTCAAAGATCATATCGGGATTCAATATTCCTCGCTCACCCCACTCAGTCTTAGTCTCAGGTGAGATGTTGTACTGCATGATCAAATGTGGATAGAGACTGTCCAAATCGAACGACACAATCCACTTGTGTTCACCAATCAATGGCTCTTTGACATATGCACCTTCGAACTGACGATCCTTCTCTTCTATTTCTTTTTTAGGAATTACTATATTTCTTTCAATCAAGTAATGATAAATGATAGCATCCCAAGTTCGAACTTGAGAAAAGACATCGAGAAGGTTTACCTTTGCTGAATATGCAAGAGCAATTCCCAATTCCAACAATTTCAATTTTTCTTCTAGTTTCAGGACTAGCTGCACATCTTTGTGATTGTATGCAACAAATTTATCGAAGTTCCCTGTGTAAAAGTCTTGCAGACTCTCAAACTCTTCAAAAGATCT